TTTCATTAATAACGAATGAAGCTTCTTCGTTTGATAGGTCAATTTGTAATTCAGTGTACTTTTCCATTTTTCTTGTTTTTAAAGTGATTCAATAATTCCGATAATTAATCCTAATAAATAAACTGCTAAAGCAAATTTTAAAAAGTCTTTCATAATTCTTGTTTTTAAAGGTTAAATTGTGCGTTACAGTCGCACCCCTGATTTTATTATTTTATAAGTTCAGGATATTGCTCTAATTTTTTTAACATAAATTGTTGTTGTTTTTCAAATGTATTTAAATCAATATACCAAAATGTATCATCTAAAATTCTTGCAATTTTATTTTGAAGTCCAAGCGATTCAACAATTAAGTTTAAGTCTTGAGTTGATTTTGCGTTTTCGATTTGTGTTTTTAAAGTTTTCATAATTCTTGTTTTTCGTTAATTGATATATGCAAATGTAAACAACTTTTTTAATTGTGAACAACTTTAGTGAACTTTTTTTTTAATTTTTTTTCGTAATGTTAAATAAACCTAGCAAAATCAAGGGTTTTTGTAAAAAGAATTTTTCATTAAATAAAAAAGGGTGTACCGAAATACACCCCTTTAGCATCAAATCTAACCAGCTTAAAAACAAGAATAAGCTAAATTACGAAATATTTCTTTGTTTTATTTTATGTGTTAACAAGTCTTGGTAAGCTTTGTGAGAAATTGTGAATTTTTCAGGACAACCGCTTTTACAATACATTTGATAGCGTTGTGTACCCATTTGGGTAACATATCTTTTATGAAGTCCGATGTTATAACCCGAACAACTAGGACACGAATACTTTTCTTCGCCGAATAACACCCCGTAATGGGTAGTATTTTTAACGTAAGGTTGCAACTTATTAAATACCCTTTCTAAAATGGCAACGTCTTGTTTACAATAGTCAACCATCAATTGCAAAGCTTCCGAATCTTTGTCAAGAACAATCTTTTTCCAAGTTGAGAAACCGCCGTTGTCCTTCTTTTGACCCTCACCAAATAATTTAGCTAGGTAATCCAACTTATTTGAATTAAAATAAAAGCCGTTTCTAGCGTGTTTAAGCGTGTCAATAGATACGTAATGAGGTAACATATCAACTCCCTGCAATAAAGCCCGTGTACGTAGCCATTTAACGTCAAATCTATCTGAATTGTGACCGATTATTTCGTGTGCTGAATTCATTACCTTAATAAAGTCTTTTAAAAGCTTTTTGTCGTCTTGTTTTTTATCCCAAGTTAACGAATGGATTTCATCTTTACCCTCCCATTTCCAACACACACAAATAATTTTTCTTTCTTCTATTATATTGTCAGGGTCAATGTTTAACTTGTAACCTGAACGCCAACTAAAAACAATATTTGGCGACACTTCAATATCGAAGTATAGTCTTTTACGCATAAAAAAGGTTTAGGTAAATAAAAAAAGCGGTTGTTATTCCGCTTCAAATTCGTCTATTATTACGAAACTCCAAATAAATTGCGGTTTAAATAGGTTTAGGATTTTCACGTATTCAGGCGTGTTGTTAAACACTAAACAACCTTCGGACCAACCGCTTATGTTTTCAACTATTCTTGTTGATTTAAGGTCGTGTGTCGCAGCGTGAAAGTTAAAACCTCGAATGTCCGTTTTAATTTCGGTAGTTGGGTTCGTTTTTCCGTCCGTTGTAAAGTCTCTACGGTAAGGAAAACCTTTTCTTTGAATTCCTGCAGGGGTCTTGCCTCGATGCAATCCTAAATAATAACCTTCATAGTTCCAAATATTAGCCTCAACAACTCCCGTTCCTTTGTGACCTTTGTTTGTTGTGCAAGTTGTAACGGTTACGAATTTCGAACCTTTGAAAATATAACACTTGTCGTCAAACTTGTCGGGAGCGTCTTCGTTTGAGCGCACAAATAACGCCCAATAGTTGGAAGGAATCTTTTCGAATGTTTCAAGTTCTTTAACCTTGTCTAAAAGTTGCTTGTCGGTGTATTTTCTTACATTATTCATAAACCTATTTTTTTATTGGTTTTTAATAGTATTATAATAAGGGCAACAAGTCCAAGAACAACCGCTAAAAACTTAAACACACTGGACCAACTGGTTTTCTTTTCCGTTTGAATTTCTTTTCGTTCGGTCTTTGCGTCTTGTTTCAACTTTACTCTGTCCGTTTTAGCGTCTTGTTGTATTTGTTCCTTTATTATTTTATATTGGGTCTTGGTTTCATACCTAGTTTTAGGAACGTAAACCGTATTATTTTTAATGATAGTGTCACGGTAGTTGTAAAAGTATTCTTTGAATCCGTCTTTTATTACCGAATCACGAAAGTAAACTCTTACGGTGTCGATTCGTGTTTCAATCTTTGCGCCTTTTTTAATTGCCTTGTTGATGTGATAGGATGCTGAACAACTATAAAAAAATAAAAATAATGCAGTTAATAAACAAGCAAACAAAAATCCTATAAGTTGCCGTAAATCAATCATTCCTGCATTTCTTTTTTAACGTCCTTTACTTTACGAACCATTCCTATAATTTTCTCTAAAAACGAATAACCTTTAACAGCTTTAAAACTTTCGTCCATTGATTTAACCTCGATTGAAATCAAAACCAACGCTAGTAATTTAGTACTTAAAAAATCAACTGCGACAACCGTTTGCGTCAAGTCGTTCAAAATATAAAAGTCGGTGCAATATGTTATGATAACCGCAAAGCAATAAGTAATTAATTTCGGAACAAAGCCGTGTCGTAGCTTTTTAGACTTTATTTCTACGTTTGTGTTGTATGCTCTCCAAACACCAAAGAAAGTATCGATAATAGTACTTAAAGCCACTAATAAAACGATGTATTTAATAGGGCTTAAAAAGATTAATAACGCTTTAAAAAGTCCCGAAATAAAACTAGCTATTTTCACAAAATTAAAATTTGGTTAGTGAACCCCGTGTCTTCGCGTTTAGCGGGTTTAATGTCGGAGTCTTTATTTAGGTCTGAAATGAATTCAGGAAACAAGTCTTTGTTTTCTTTTAAGTACTTGAATAATCTAGCTTCGTAAAACGATGCCTTTTGTGCATAGTGTTCCATACTAAACACCACTTCGTTTTGTGTTACTTGGCTAGAATAATCCCCGAATTGTTGTTGAATGCCTTTGTTTTTAAGTTGGTAACTTAACCCGAAAACCGCGTCTTCAGCTGAACGCCACGCAACAACTGGCTGAATATAGGTAACTAAAGTTTCTTCGTCATTGTTTAACGTTTGCGCGTTATAACCCGTTAGCATATAATTGTAAAAGTACGTTCCGAGAATCGGTTGAACCCGCATATCACTTTGAGTTTTAATATAGGGGACAACATCGTTAACGTCAACATTTGCCGTTATTGGTGTTTGCGTCTTTAGGTAGCTTTCAGTTATAAAGTAAATCATAGCGTTGTAGTTTGGGTTGCTTGTCCTTTAGATTGGTCACCTCCTTCAACGGGTGGTAAAGAAGCTAAAGCCCGAATTTCGTTAATTGTCATCGACTCTAGGACCTTGGTAGCTAGTAAAGGCGACATTGTATTTAATGAATCATTAACCGCGTTCGTGTTTTCGTCTAATTCAACGATAGTCTCATTAACGATTTGGAAGTTGTTTATTGTAAAGGTTGCTTTTAACTTGCTTATTTCCATTAAGTCGTTAACTATTTCTTCAACTATGTCACGTAAGGGAATAATAGTGTTTTTCTCAAAAATAATGTAGGCTTGTTTAATATCACTACCAGACCCAAGTTTACCACTAACTCGAATACCCATTAATATAGGGTCGATTATGTGCGCTTGACAAATTTTAGAATCAATGCTTTCGGTTGTACTTTGAAATAAATTATCGTTTGAATTTGTTGGTATGGATTCGATTTTTGGAAGGCTTTCTTGGTTGTTAGCAAAGAACGCAATTGCTTTCCCTCCGTTTGCTGCACCTTTTGCCCTATCCAAAGTGTTTTTAATGGCGATTTTTTCTTCTTCGTTTTGTGGCTTTTTTGGGAACATCATTGCAAAAGACGGGAAAATTGAATTTTGAATGTTTGCTTTTTGCAAATACGACATTTCGCCATCCAAAAACGCCCAATTCATAGCACTTGAATACTGCGGTAACGGGTAAACGTCTTGACCTACGGACTGACTTTCATATATATACAAGCATTCTCTTTGATTTATACCCCATTTGTAAGGCTTTAATGTCTTAATGTCGATTTGACTGCTCCAATCGTCACAGATGAAATAGTTTTCACCGTATTTGTCACGTCTAACTTTTTCCGCACCTATATGTTTTATCTTAACTACGTCCCCAATTTGGTTAAAGCATAAATAAAAATACACGCGGTTATGAATAATAACGTCTTTCGTTAGAACTGGCAACAACTTTTTAAGGTTAACTCGTTTGTCAAAAGTGTACACGTCTACTTTCTCTATTGCGGTGGCGTTCTTGTCTACGGTTATTTCAAACCCACCACCAACCGCAGCGTTAGTTTTGTAGTCTACAATTGCACCGTGCAACGGACTAGTATAGTACATTTGGTTAAGTAGTTGTGGGTAAAGGTTGTCCGATCCGAACCGAATGTAACCGTTTACTTGTTGTCTAGGGTTTACGTATGGCAAAGAAAGGTTTCCTTCGCCTACCTTTAAAAAAGGTGTTGAAAACGCTTGGTAATTGTTTCCTTCAACAACTTGAACGCTTTCTTTTTTGCCTATTTCGAATCCGAATATTTTCATTTAATCGTAAATTGAATTTGATGTTCCGTTAACTACTAGCCGACCTTCTTCAACAAGGTTTAAACCTGCTGCGCTCGTGTTTGGTCCAACTACAATTGGAACGGGACTTTCGTAAACTGAATAAGTATATTGACCAATAATTAAAGTAAGGTCAACGCCTTCTTCTAAAGTGAATAAATTGTATCTATTAACGTAAGGTGACGTGTCAACACCCACCCAATAAATTGGTTGAGATGCCGTGTTAAATTCGTTCTCAAACACGAACAACCAAGTCGGCGCAGAAATCGTTGAATTCTCCGTAAGTGTTAACGCGAAAGTGTTTATTTCTCCCTTGTCTAAATAAATCATACTTAATAATAGTATAAATACGTAATTGTTATAAAAACACAAAACCCCCGAATTTCTCCGAGGGTCTTTTATCGTGTTTGTTTAGGTTAAACTAGTAATCCAGCAATTACCGTTGGGTCAACTTCGTAAGCTAAATGTTCAGCTTCAGCAGTCAATACCAACGAATATTTACTACCATCAGCTTTCGCAGTTCCTGAACCTTCGCCGTAAGCCGTTACTTGAACGTTTTCGAAATACCAATAAATCCCGTTACCGTCTAAAACAACTACTGAAAGGTCTCTTTGTCCTTCGCCTAGTATTTTAATAGCTAAAGACTTCGCAGCCTCTCTACGGTGGAACATTAAGTTAATTGTTTGAGTAACGAAAGACGAACCATTAATTAAATCAATCGCAGCTTCTTCGGTATAGTTTGAAGTGTTTCTTCTGAACTCAAACTCCAAGAAAGGCGAAGTGTGAGTAATTGAACCAATAACCCAAGTAGTCGTGTTTGCGTTAACCGCAGTCACTTCGTCTTGGTCGTTTATGTAAATTTTAACAATCGAACCGATGTTGTTGTCGCATCCTTTTACGATTGCTTCTAAAGTTGTACAAGCCATTTTATAAAGTATTAAAAAAGGGGTGAGGGCTAACCCCGACCCCCTTCAAATTAGTAATTAAATTAAATTAAGGTGCTACGAAACATTCGTTGTAAGCAACGATTTCAGTTGGGTTAGTATAATGGAAACCAACTTTCATATTTGCACGAGTTCGCAAATAAGGCTCCGCAACAGTATCCGTAAGGTTAACCGCTTTCAACGCTTTAGAATCACCCTCACCATCAAACGCATAAATAAGGTTTGATTTCAAAGTTAAAACCATTGTGTCGTTAGGCATACCATCAGCAACCACAACTTTAACACCTAGGAAAGTTAATCCTAAAGGCAAAGTTACGTAAGTTTGAGTGTTTCCAGTAGCAGCAGCAAGTTCGTAAGCCGCAGCAACATTTGCTGAAACGTAGAATCTCAAGTCAGCTTTTTTACGGATAACCGCAGCAGGTAAAGCAGTGTAAACGCTAGTCATTTCAGCAATAACGTTTGTTGAATCAACAGTAGTTGAAGGTAAACCGATTACGTCACCATCACCACAAAGTTTAACTAGGTAACCGTCACAAAGTCCTAAAATTGGGTCTTCGGTTAAACTAGTGTCACCCTGCCATCTGATTAACTCAAGGTCTTCTTGAATTTTCAAAGACATTTCGTTCCAATAGTAGTTCATAAAACTAGCCACTGTGAAATCACCGTTTGAACCTTGCGCCATTTGCAAAGAAACAAAAGACTGCTCTAAATCAAATTGACATATTTGTGCCATTGCTGACAAAGGACAAACATCAATATCGATTGCGTCTAGTGAATCGTTAGGCGCTGCAAAATTACAAGTCGATGCTCTTAATATATTTCCAAAAGCAACGTTTGCCAATTTAGTAGCCGACTTAATACCAGGCAAAGTTCTGTAATTGTCAACTAGGTCTTCAGTTAAATAAGCACGAGAATAAAACTCGTCAGGGTTAGCACAAAGTAGTGCGTTAGTTTCGATGTCTAAATCGAATTTTAATTTTCTGTTCATTTTAATTTTCTTTAAATATTTGTCTATACTTTTTTAAACGGTCAATTGCCGAAAATTTTTGCTCGGACAATTCAACTTCTTCTTCTTCCACTTCTTCTTGAACTGGAATCAATGCTTTTACTTCTGCGATAGCTTTCATTAATTCGGTAGCTAAAGCATCAAGAACGGGTTGCACGATAGCAAGAACTGCGTCTGAATCAACTTCAGGGTCTACCGCCATTGCGACTTCTTCTGTAGTTGCCATTTCTTCTTCTGCTACGGCTACCTCCTCTTCTGCGACTTTTTCCTCTTCGACAACTTCCGCTTCGGACGCCATCTCCGTTTCCATTTCCACAGGAACTTCTTCTTTAATCTCGATAATTTCTCCGTCTTTTACCACGTAGATTTTACCCTCGATTAAATGTTCTCCATCAGGTAACATCATATTATATTTGTTTATTTGGTTGCTTAATTTAAGACCTAGAAACCCCTCTATACTAAAACCGACTTGGTCACTTTCAACTAACTTTGAATAATATTCTTTATCC